CTTGGGCGAAAGCGCGAGGTGACCGTCCTTTATGTCTACCAGAGCCCCCTCCTTGCCTGGCTATTTGTACAGGCCCGGGAGGCAGAAGAAGGCCGACATATTCTGCCGGAACGCTTCATCGATCAATATTTTGGGGCTCGTGACGTGGTAAACGCTTTAAAGCGGGAGTTCGGGCCCAAGATACAGGTCGATCTCCTATTGAAACCGAATGACAACGTAGTCAAGCTGGTTCGCGTCGGAATCGACGAGATCGATAGACATGTGCCAGAGTGCGTCACGAGAGAGGAACTCGAGGCGGCGCTGGGACTTGAAAGGTAGCAAGTGTTCTCTTTCTTCCGAAGGTTCTTTCGAAGACGGCGGGCGGTCGCATCGACGCCGCTCTCGGATTTCGTGCGCCTTGCATCATCGGCAGAGAAGAAGAGAGTCTACGTGATAGCGCTCAAGCGAGCGTCCGACTCACAGAACAAGGTGATTGAGCGCACTGAGGCGCGCCGCGCCTGCGGCGCTGGGGCATAAACGTCCTCGCGTTGTGCCGGGCTGGTACGCGCCCTGGTGCGGCCGGAGAATCGGGGGGATTATCCGATCGTACAGGTGGTAGGTGCGAGCGTGTCACGCTCGCCAAGTCACGGCTCCCGCCCGAGCTTCAACCAGGTCTCGAGAGCGCTGGCGCGCGGCTGATAGCAGATCATGACCGCGTCAGCTCTGTCAGGCGACGGTGTGCCGTCGGGCTTCTTGTCGACGATGACCTTGCCCGCGTTGTTGAGACTGTAGGTAGGCTGGGATAACTGCTGCAGGAGCTGGTCGAGTTCCGGGAGCGCTGGGTCGATCGAGATGATCGCGTCGGGATCGACCTTCAGTCCGCTGACTACCGCGCGGTAGACGTTCTCGAATAGCTTTCGCAAGTGCCACCAGCCAGCGGCTTTCGCGTTCGCGAAGAAATCCTGATTCTTTCGTCCCGGCACCATCTCGCCCTCGGGGTCGAACGGCGCGCTGCTGCCGCGGAACATTTCAAAGCGAATCTGCCGGCGCCCATCCCCTGCGCGCGCGGCATTGATGGTGCGCGCATCGCCACGCACGCCGGCGCCCAGGCCGTCGCCGTCGGCGTAAACCCACTCCGTCCCGTACTGATCGGCGAGGGAGAACGCTTTGACGACGCTGGCGTATATGTCACTGTTCTTCCCGCTCCAGGACCGCAGTCCGTGCAGGCGCACCCCGTGGCGCGCGGCAAAGCAGTTGGAGTCAACGCCCGAATCGGCGACATCGAACCCGCCGTGCCTAGCTCCGCTGGGCTTTATGCCGAGCTTTTCGGCAGCGCCGACTGCTGCATGGAGCCACGCAGCGGGTATGAGCGAGCCTTCGATTGACGCGCGGTAATCTATGTCCACCTCGGCGGCGAGAGTCACCGGGTCCAAGGTCTCGCGCTGACGCGCGTACCAGTCGTCCCCCTTGCGAGGGTCGTCACGCCAGTGGAACGTGAATACTTGAACGCGCCCCGAGTGCCGCTTCTCGGCAAAGGGGTTTGCCATGCCAGCGACGCTCGAGATATCGATGCGGCAATCCGTATTCGACGACAGAGACGCCTCGATCAGTTGCGGCCGCTCGAGGTGCGCCGATTCATCGATGAAAAAAATGCTCGTTCGCCCGCCGCGGCCGATGGCATCGCCGGCCTCGCCGACGATCGCGCTGCCGGTCTCGGGAAACACCAGCCGTAAATGCGCCGAGTGCTGACGAACGTCCCAGCCTCCGCGAAATGCCGGCGGCAGGCTCTCGATGAACAGGCGCGCCTTCCACAGCAGACACGAGGGGTCGCCGCTGCGGTCGATGAGATCCTCTTTCGCGGAACCGATTCCGATTGTTGTGTTGCGCCGCATGAGGCACAGCGAGGCCGCCAGCGCCATCGCTAACCACGACACACCGCAATCACGCGACTTTTCAGTGAGCCCTGGCTCGCGGCGACGCGCACGCTCCAGCACCCAGTCGATCCACTCGCGCTGCTTCGGAAAGAGAATGAACGGCAGCACGACCGCCCGCGGCGGCGAGAGCAGAGCGTTGCGTGGGTCGGCCGTCACTCCCCAGTCGTTTATGAAAGCGGCAATGTGCTCGCCGTAGTAAGCCTTGAGCGCCTCGAGCGCTCCTGGCGACGCCTGCAGCCGATGCAACCGCTCGACGCGCGCGGCGAGGACGGCCGCGTAATCGGGGCGCCAAGGGAGAGCACCTCCCGCGGCGGGAGAGACGGTGCTCGCAAGCTCGGAGGGCTCAGCGGGAGCAGACGCGAGCGCCGCGTCGGCCGGCCTGAGCTGCAGAGCTTGTGCGACATTCGCCGCGGCGGCTTCGGCTTCGCGCTCCTTCGCCCGCAGCCGCTCCAGGCGCTCCTCGGCCTGCTGCGGGCTTTCGATTGCGCCGTCCGCACAGGCCCGGATCCACGGATGGGCGAGCACGGCCGCGTCCTCGGCATTCTCCGGGTCCAGTAGGTGCTCGCCCTTTGCGAAACTACGCTCGTGCGCGCCGCGCACGCCGACCGGGGTGACGAGCTTGAACGGCCGCAACACATTGATCTGCGGCATGTGCCCTAGTACCTCGGCACCGCGTCGCGCGGCGACGGAAAGGGCGGCGTGACCGCGGCCCCGCCGACACTCGCAACGCCCAGCGTAATGTCGGTCGCGAGGCAAGTGAGCTTCGTGTACCAGGGCGTGCCGCGCGTGTCCCCGCTGTGCTCGGCCTTCATCACGTAGTACGTGCCGCTGGGGCTCAACTTTGTGGAAGTCTGCGCCAGCAGCGTGTTGAGTAGCGTCGACTCTTTGTCCGTGCCGTAGCGCAGTTGGTTGATGTTCGAGTAGTCCAACTGCACTGTGCGACCGATCTTGATCGACGGGTTCATCAGCACCGTCAGCTCGAGTCCGTTCTGCGTCTGCTCCGGCGTGCCGATGAGCCCGGTGAACGGCGTGATCAATACCGGGGGCGCCTGGATGTATCCGGTGTTAGGAACCAACTCCACCGCGCCATCCTGAATAAACCACTTGCAATCATTGGCTCCAGCAAAGTCTCGCATTTCGTCCCGGCACAGCCCGTAGAGCGTGCGACCGCGGGAGAACTGGTTGGCGTTGAGCGTTGGGAGATAACCCTGCGTCACCTGCTGGCCGGCTGAGCCGCCGGTGGGGCTGCTCGCGACCGCCGTGGCCATCTGCTTGATCAGAGACTGCACCACATCGGACGCCGTGGCTCCTGCGCCGAGGGTGAGCGCGAGGGCCGAGAAGTTGTACGCCTCATCGCCGTCCGCGGCGGTGATCGCCACGTAACTGTTCTTCTGGTCCTCGCGGCCGAGCCGCACCTGCTTGATTGAGCCCTGAAAGATTGACTGCAGCACCGGGGGCTTCCCGGAGGCACTCGCTGCGCCGTAGCCCACCTTCATCGACAGCTGCGTGAACTCCGGGCTGTAGATCAGGTTAGCCGTGTCGGCGCTGAGATTGTAGACCTTGACATCGCAAGTGTTCGGCGACTGCGTGTCGCCGCGGTGGGTCTCGAACACGCAGCGCAGCGCGCCCAACTCCAGCCCCTTCCCCGCGGGGTCGGCGACGACGAGGCTGAGGTTGCGGAGATATTGTTGCGTCAAAATTGCTCCTTAGGCGCGGCCCTGTGGCGGCACGTTTGCCAGCGCCTGGCGCTCCAGGTGAGCGCGAAATTCAATGTCCGCCGCGCCGCCCTTCGGAAGCGCCTCAGCGCAGCGTTGGCAAAACGCGGCAACCGCGAGACCGACTTTCAATTCGTAGACGCGCCGCACGATCACTTCGACGCGAAACACTTCCGCGCACCGTGTGCAGTTCGGCGGGGTCTCGAACTGTGGACTGAGTCCGCAGGCCGCCTCGAGGAGCCCCGCATGGCTGGCAGCCATTTAGCTACGCCCGCTTCGCCGCGGACTTGTCATGCAGCTTGGCAAATTCTGGCCCCGACACACGCGCCGGGGCCACCGGAGCGGCCTGGTCCCGCACGGCCATTGCCGCACGCTCTTTTTTGAGATTGGCGTCGTACTGTCCGCCGCTGGAAGGAATCGCCGGATTCCGCTGGTGCGCCAGCGCGAGCGCGTCCTTGGTCTGCTTCTCACCAGGCGGCCGGTCGCCAGCGGGATCGGGATCGCGCGGCGCATCCTTCGCGCGGGCGCGGGCCAGGCCGTCGGCGGTTTCCTTCTTGGCCTGAATGTCCTGGAGTGTCGCGGTCAAGACTTTGGAGTGCGAAATCGCATTTTTCAACGACTCGTCGTCCAACTCCTGCTCGTCGCGTGCAAGGACAGCATCCACAAACACTTGTGTCGCATAGTTCGCCTGCTCGGCGAGCTGCTCGGCGAGCGGATCGCCGGCCTCGGCGGTCCAGACTTTCGCCAAGGAAATGCGCGTGACCGGCTCGGGATAAACTATGTTTCCCACTTGCTTATCGCGCGGCTGCTGTTCGCCCAGCGGTACATCGTCGCGGGTGCTGCGCATGTTGCGCTCGCGGCCGAACAAGCGAGCCGAGTCCGTTGTTTGCTGCCGCCGCACCAGGAATCTGGTGGGTCCCGAGCCCGCGCGCTCGCATGGGTAATCAGAAGCAGTTGTCATGTCAGTCTCCAAAAATTATCGAGGTTTCAGATCCTGTTGAGTCGGAAACAAAAAAGGGCACGCGCCGGGCTGAACATCGACTCGGCGCGCTGCCGGCCGCCGGGGGTAAAACCAAGGAACAGGAGTCCCCCGCGCCGGCATTCAGCAGTTGTTTGGCACACTCGCTGACTTGTGCCGCCGCCGGCCCGAGGACCGTGGACATTACCGGCAGCAGGCGCGCGCAGCGCCCAACCCACGCGCGCCAGTTCGATTCTCGTCATCACGCCGCCGCATCCCGCGGCTCTGCGGCCGGGTCCGGTGCGGCACCGTCAGTCAGGGCGGCTCGCCGCTCGGCCAAAAGCTCAGACGGCACCGGCCCGATGCGCTGCAGCTCACTCATGGGCTTATTCAGGTCATCCTTTAGGGTGGGCGCCTCCACGCGCTTAAGCACGTCAAGCGCACGTTGCACCCGCGCTGATATGGATAGCTGATGACCCGGCAACCTGTTGAGCGGAACATGCCTATCGTCAGGCACGTAGCCGTGCAACACGGCACCTTCACGCAAGAGTTCCGCCTCGTGGTGCAACACTTTCGCCGCAGAACTCTCGCGTTCTATGTCAATAATTGCGTCGGCCGCCGCGCGATGCTCTGACTTCGCCGCAGCGTGCTCCTGGCGCGCAGCCTGCTCCTCGAGGATGAGATGCTCTAGCGCCAATGCACGGGCGCGCACATTTATTCGCGCCGAGAGCCGCGCCTGCTGCGCTTTCGGATCGGCAACAAGCGCAGGCGGCATGCGGCTGCCCTCAGCGTAGGCTGTCTGCAGGCGCCTGGCGTCGCGCTCGATCCACTCGCTCTCGGCAGCCTCAAGCCGTGAATCCTCGCTAACAGCCACCTCGTGCGCCTGCCTGCCGCGCTCACGCGCTGCGCCGATAGCTTCCAGCTTCGCAGCTGCCTCCGCTTCTCTCGCTGCTGTCTCCGCCAACCGCTCACGGGCGGCCGCAAGCGAGGTCTCGGGGGCCGGTGTTGAATCTTCGCTGATGTTGACGGCGTTCATAGTCTCTCCTGTTGAAGTTGGTGTTAGGGCGGCCTAGTCAGACGCAGCCGGTGGTCGAGACGTTCCCCGTCACGCTGAGCGAGGTTGTGCCGTCGCCGCCCTGCACAGCCGCGCGCAAGTAGGGGAAGCCCGGGCCGATCCAGTCGGTGATCGAAATCACGACCGTTGTGGTGCCGGGCAGTTGAATGACCTGGAGGCCATTGCCACCGGTGAGTGCGCGGTTGACAGTGGCTTGAGTCACGTCCGCGGAAGCGGGCCCGCTGACGCCGGCGAGCGCGGTCCAGTTGATGCCGTCGGGGCTGCCTTGAATCAGCAGCGATCCTGCGGCGCCAAACACTCCACTTACCTGGAATTTTGCTTGCCTCCATGCCATCGGCGGCGTGGCCGCGCCGGCCGCCCCTTGGCCGAGGGCGCTCCAAGAAACTGGCAGGCCGGTGCCGGGGTTCGTGCTGCCGACCGAGGCCACAGTCGGCGCGACGCCGGTCGCCGTAGCGATGGCCTGCGCCGGCGCGAGGCCGAGCCCGGCTGTCAGCGCCACGCCCGCGAGTGCGGCCGCGCCGATGGTCGGGGTGATGGTCGTGTTGGCCATGATGTTGGTTTCCTCTGTTCGGGTTAGGTGGCCACGCGTCTGACGGCGACGGCGTGAGCGGGATGAAGTTTTGCCCAATGCGCGACGATGCCAGCGGCGCAGTGAACGACAAAGGCGTCCGTTGCTAAGTCACGATGTGTTTCGCAGCTCCACCAGATATCGCCGCGGAAGAACTTCGGAAACGCCGCCGCGAGCACCCCAAGGTCAGCGACGCTTGGCAACGCGAAGTCCGTGTGCCCGTATGCGCAAACGCTTGCGGCCCACGCTGTCGCGGCGTCCCAGGTGGCCGGCGCATCGAGCAGCGGACCGACGATCAGGCCGACACCGGCATAAACCCCGCCAGACCAGGGACGGCCGACACGCGGTTGAAACTTGAGAACCGCGGCGCTCGTGGTCATGGCCACACCTGCCGGCGCTTGGCCGCCTGGGCCGCTGCCACTCGCTTCATCGCTGCGACATGGCTCGGCGATGCGAAGCGTAGCCGCAGTCTCGTGGCCAACCGCCGGGCCCACTTGGCGTGCTTTTTACGCACTGCGCACCTCCTGGGCGACCGCGGGCACCTGTCGGAGTGGGCACGCTGCACACAAGGTGCGCTTGCTCGGCTCGCTCGAGGCGGCCGGCGCCTCGGCCTCGAGGAGCTTCTCGGCGTACTCGATCACCTCGCGGCGCTGCAGGACATTCATGCGCACGTACAGCGCGAGGAGCGCGCGCCAGGCGGCAAGGCTCACGCCGTTGTGCGCCGCCTTCAGCTCCTCGAGGAACATGGTGCGCAACGGGCTCCGCTCCGCATTGAGCTTAGGCAGATCAGCACGGCCGACGGTCAGCTGCCCGATGACGACGTAGCCGTCAGGCAACTCGCTCTCATGCCGTAGCAGCCGCCAGGTCGAGGTCGGCGGCAGCGGGATCGCGATGTGGGCGCGCGCGGCCGTCATGCCGACCTCGCGGGCGTTGGCACCGCCCCGGCGAGCACTTGGTTCACGGCCTCGACTGATAGCCCCGTCGCTCCCGCCAACGTGTTGGCGCCGTGACCGGCAGCAGCGAGTCTGCGGATAGCAGCAGCTTGCTCGACCTGGTCAAGGGTGGCGAAGTGCATTCGAGCCAGCGCCGCCTCGTCGACAACGCCGCCGATCTGCGAGCGGGCGGTGCTGCGGGCGTGGTCGCGCTTCCAGCGGTGCCATGTGGTGAGAGTGCTTGTCATGCGCCCCCGCCGATCGCCGACGCAATAGGAAGCCCGTGGCGCCTCACCGGCAGCACCCGCAGGATAGGGACGTGGCACGCGAGATCACGGCAGCGGCGCCCGCGCTGAGCCGACCGTTCCGCCTCTTCACCGGTTCGAACAACCGGTGTAGCGACTGCACCAGGAGCGCAGAAACACCCGCATTGCTGCATCGACATCGCTCCAGGTTGCACTCCCGGTTGCACTATCACTGCCGAAATGGCCGAAACGGGCGTCACGGTGATGTCGCCTCGGGTGCCGGTGTCGACTCGGATTGAGCCGGCGAGTACGCGGCACCTGCGTCACCGGACACCGCCTGCGCTTCAATGGGAGGCCGATGAAACGCCTCATGCGCCGGATCGAGCGGGATGGTGCCGTTGAGCATGAACTTGTACGCGGCTTCGGGCGAAAGCTGCGCGCCAGGCTGCGGGAAATTGAGCTGCACCAACGGCGAAAGCGGCGCGCCATCGCGGCCAGCGACTTCCTGAACCAGCGTCGGCCTGCCGGAGCCAATTGCAATCAAGTCCATCAGAGTGCGCCGCGCGACATCGGGCGGCGTTTTTGGGTCGCTGCCTCTGCGCCACAACTCCTTGACAGCGCGACGGTCGTACTTGCGCGCATAGCGCCGCACGCGCGGTTCAATACGCGGACGGCCGAGCGGGTTTCCGGAGACGCCTGGCTGAAACGGCCGACCGACCACCAGGCGGCCGCTGCCATTCGGCGGAGGGGAGGCGCTCTCGCTTGCGCTTGCGCCGCCTTCTGTTGGCTCGCTTGTCATGCCCCAGCTCCCGGCTGCTGATGCCGCGCTGATCGCAGCATTTCCCCCGAGAATGCCTGCTTGTTTGCGCTCGCATAAGGTGGACAAGCGTGTACAAGGGATGGCTTCGTGTACCCATTGCAGGCGCGCGCGCACGTATATAAGAGACGGGTTGAGGTATCCCATGTCTACGCTTGTCCACCTCGACGAACGTAGGTGGTGCGCTTGTTCCTGCCTCGGCGTGCGTCTTTCTGCCAGCCGCAGCGTTCGAGCGCCTCCGCGACCGCCGGCCCGAGCTTGCGCGCGGTGTCGCTGTATGTCGGCTTGTCGGGCTCAAGGCCCAGACCGTAGATCAGCACATCGCGCACCGTGACCGAATCCCCGCTCACCGTGCTGACGTAGGCGGTGACGTCCTGTTCGAGTTCGCTGACGTGCACGCGCTCGTGCTGCTGCTCCGCGGCGATTGCTGCCTCCTCCTGGGTGAGGTGCCACGCGGTGCCCCGGCGGAACTCATGCGCCGCCTCGGCCCACAGTTGTTCGCGGTCGCGCAGCAGCGCGGTGACGTCGATCTGCCCGCAGCGCACCGGCCAGAACCGGCGGTTGCCGGTGCGGTCGCGCAGGTACTCCGACTCGTTTGTGGTGGCGATGAAAACGCACTGCCGCGGGAACTGAGCGGTGCGCCGACCATATGGTGGGCGAAACGTGTCGTGGGTTTGGGTGATGAAGCTCTTTTGCGCCTCCAGGTCGGCGGTGCGCATCGCCTTCAGCTCCGCGATCTCCACTATCCACCGGCCGAGCAGCTGCAGGCGGGCGTCCTTGCCGTGGATCTCCGGCAGGTCGCCGGCGAACCACTCCGGGTGCCCGGCGAGCGTGCGCGCGGCGCTGCTCTTGCCAGTGCCCTGCGGGGCCTCCAGCACCAGCACGTGGTCGGCCTGGCAGCCCGGCGCCATGATCCGCGCGACGGCGGAGATCAGGAAGCGCGTGCCCGTGGCCGCGAGGTACCCCGGGGCGCCGCTCGCATTGAGGTAGTCGGCCAACCAGATCTGCAGCCGCAGTTCGCCGTCCCACTGCAGCGCGTTGAGATAGTTGCGCACCGGGTGGAATGCATGCTCGCGAGCGGCAACCGCAGTGCAGTCCGCGACCGCCGCGGTGCCGCGAACCTTGAGGCCCGCCGCCTGCAACCATGCGGCAAGCTGCGTATCGTCCGCCTCGCTCCACACGGTGCCGGCGTCAGCGGTGCGCCAGGGCGGGGACTTCGCAAACTCGACGTTGAGCGCAAACTCATTGAATCGCACGAGCCCTGCAAGCTCGGGCGCCGTGCGCAGGGCAATGAGCACGTTCCGCTCGTCGCCGAAGTAACCGCTGTTGCCGCCGGCAAGTGCCGCGCGCCAGTCCTCGGGTGGTCGGCGCGCCTCGGCTTCCCGGTCAAGCGCGGCTCGCGCCTCGTCGATATTGGTGACGTCAGCGACCATGCGCGTGGTCCCGGGCGCGGCCGATGCGAGCTGCGGCTTGCGCCAGGCGCTGCCAGTCCGTCTCCGTGACGGTCTTCTTCGCGAGCATGGCGGCGCCGATGATCGCCACGGCCGTCACCTCCTCGGAGATGACCTCCAACAGGTCGCGCGCGGGGATGCGCGAGTGTGAGGGCGCAAAGTTGCCGAGCGGCTTCTCGAACAGATCCGCCAGGGTCAACCCCAGCGCCGCCAGCACCGCGCCGGTCTCGCACCCGCCAAAGTCGTAAAGAAGCAGCCGGCCGTCGTCAAGCTCGCGGACGCTGAGCGACGGGGAGTGGTCCTCGTGTGCCGGGCAGCGTGCCAACCAGCGGCCTGGCGCCGTCTGCTTCACGCGCTCCAGGCGGTCAAGCAGCTTCGCCGCAGCGTTCACTGCGGCCGCCCCGCTGCCGGCACCCACCGCGTGAGCAACGGATGCCAAATGGCGGCGAGGATTTCGCGCGCCGGCCGCGGCCCGGCATTCAGTGTCGCGGGCTCGGCCGGGGCCGCGGTGCTGGCGGTGGTGGTGATGGCGGGAGTGGCGACGGCGGCCGCGGCGGTTATACTCCCGCCGTTCCCTGCGTCTGTCTCGTCGCTCCCGGGGTGTCGCCGCAAAACGGCCCCGGGCGCGGCGCCTTGTGCGCGCATTCAGGCGGCCGGGCGCGCGCTCGGCGAGCGATTGGGCGCGATCGCGAAGCCGTCGACGCGGTGGGCTTGCTTCGCGAGCCACGCGGAGTAACCCGCGCCTAGCACAACAAGATCGCGACCGATGCGCGTCAACGCGCCCGCGGCAACAAGTTCGTCCTTGTGCGCGCGCACGATGTATCGGCCTTTGCTTTCGCGATGTGGGTACACATGAGCGGGCCAGTCCTGGACAGCCCAGCTGTGGGGAATTTTCTCTGCGGTAGCTTTCATTGCCATTTCGCACGCACCTCGATCTGAGGCGTGCAAATTTATGGCAGGGGTTCGATCAAGGCACGCCAGAAGTCTGGAAAGACTTCCGTCTTGACTTTCGCGAGCGTCGCTAGGTCAGAAGCTTCCTGATCCGAAGATTGCGCTCGTAGTTCTCAACGTCGGCGGATGTGTTGCCCCAGCGTGGCATCTTGCCGCGCCATCGTTTTACCGCCCGCTGCACTGTGTGTATGTCGACGTTGAACGCGCTGGCGACTTCTGTCTTTGCCGAGGGCTCCTTGAACTTGTGCAGCAGCACGAGTCGCTGTACCTCGAGGAACATGGCCTGCTCGCGTCCCACGTCCTTGCGTTCGCCGCGTTTCTTTTTCGGCTCGAGGCGAAAGACGGTCCTCGGTTCTTTGCCCTCCAACACAGCGCGGAGCAGAGCGTCCACACGGCGCTGGAGTGTTGCGAACACCTGGTCCTCGAGCAACGTGCCCTTGCTTCTATGCTCGAGATATTGCTCCAGCGAATCACGCAGCGATGAATGAACGGTCCAATGCAGAGGTGTCTCAACATAGTTTCCGTCTTTATCGACGGGCACCACGACGCGCGCACCGATGGCGCGCTTTGACTTCACGGCTCGCCCCGGAGCTTCTTCGCGAGGGCCTCGCTGCCAGTGACGGCCTTGCCGGCGATCAGATGCGCGTATTTCGCGGTGATGCTTGGGCTCGAGTGCCCGAGCACCGCGCCGATCTCCACCAGCGACGCGCCGTTCTGCGCCAAGAAGCTCGCACAGCTGTGGCGCAGATCGTGCCACCGGAAGTCGACGAGCCCCGCCGCCGTGCGGACTTTCTTCCAGCGGAAATTCAGGTAGAACTTGTTGGTGGCCGCGCCCTGCTCGTCCACGAAAATGCGCTTCGGCCCCACAACGCCCTCCCGGC